TTATTGAGCCAGTATTTTACTCATATCGTAGACCTGTGCAGACAGTTCCTGTTGGGATAAATGAGCATAAATATTGAGCGTAATTTTAATATCACTGTGACCCATTTGCATTTGTAGTGCTTTGACGTTGATATTATTTGCAACTTGAATTGATGCGAACGTATGGCGCAACCCGTGAACTGTAATTGTGGGTAAGTCTGTTTCACCTATCAAGGCTTCGAGCCAATGGTTAGGTGTCATCACTGACATGATTTGGCCTTTCTGGTTGGTAAAGATAAGATCTTTAGCCCGCGGGATGACTACTAACGACTTGCGATACTTTTTAAGCCGGTCGATTGTTGAGCTATTTAGTGAAAGTGTGCGATAGGCATTTCTAGTTTTAGGTGTTGATATTATCTGGTGGTTATCAATTGAACGGGAGATAGTTTTATTAATAGTTACCAGCCCATTCTTCAAATCAATATCAGACCATGTTAACGCAAGTGCTTCACCTTTCCGCATACCTGTGGTAGCAAGTAAATAAAACAGTGCACTACGGTCATATCGTGGTTGTGTTCTGTGTCCGTCGGTAGCATCAACAACTGCTAGAAATGTAGCCAATTGCTCAGCAGTCCAAAAATTATCAGCTGCTTTATCCTTTGAATAATCAACGGCAATTTTGGGGACGTCAACTAATTTCATTGGGTTGGTGGTAATAACACCCATTTTTTGAGCTGTCCGGAAAACTAGTGCTGCATATTGGGCTAGCTTATTGAATTGCTTAACGCTCTCACGCCACTTTAAAGCTTCTTCTTGGCACTTTTGCCATGTAATCGTATTAATCCTCATGCCACCGAAAGAAGGCGTTATATGGTGCTTAAAGATGCCCTCAACGCGATTCAAAGTACTTTCTTTTACGCCTAGCTTGTAAGTCTTTAGCCATACTTCGTAAACTTCATCGAAAGTAGGATTATCCATAATAGCAGCCGGATTGTTTTTACGATGATCAAATTCAACTTTGGCGCGATCAAATGCTAACTTAGCAGCCTTACTACTACTAAAACCCCCATGGTGATAGGTTTTAGTTTTGGTGTTACCGTTAATATCAGTATACTTTCCAAGGTAGCCACGAACGTCATACACGCGTTTGCTACCAATCATTTTATGTGTAATTTTCATTTTATTTTTTCCTCCATATTGACTATGCGAGGGGCCAAATTATTGGAAAAAATATTGCACGCAACACCACCTTTCAGTAAAATAGAGTATATAAAAGGAGTACATAACTAATGTATTCTGACGCAAGCACATCCCAAACTTTGGACGGTTGGGGGATGTGCTTTTTTTGCTACTCTAATTCCTGATTAACCATTGGCTTGATGTCTGAAATGATAGTGTTTTCGTATTTAAACCACGCAAAGCCATTCCGGTCTTTACCTTGCTGTTCGATAGAGACATTATGGAAAAAATCATAGCAGCAAATAGCAGCTCTCGACAAAGTATGTTCTTTCCCACAGCGACATAGAACATGATTTTTCTTATCAATCACAGTAACTTTGATACTTGAGTCTTCTTTAAACGTTAGTTGCGCGCCAGCGGGGATACTGAGATATTGGAATGTTCTGTTTGGCCTTGATCCTATTTGGCGCTTGGATACAATATATGTTTTCCCAGTGATTAATGAATTATACTTTTCTGGTCGGATTAATTCAGCATTCGAATCATTAAAAATCAGTAGCTCAAATTCGGCTTTTACTTGGTTATATGTGGCTTTGAAAAATTCCTTAGAACTACTTTCACGTTTGTCGGATAAAGATCTATGCAAGATGCGTTCTGCTTTCTTATAGTTGTTTAGAAAGGCAGCAAATAGTAGTAAAGTAGGCTTTCCATCTGGAATACCCGTGTTGTTAAATTGCAAAAGCCGTTGCTTTAAATTTTTAGTTTGACCAACTTTTATATATCCAGGAAAAGACTTGTTCTCCAAAGCATATACAAAACCATAATCTTCATTTGACAATTCGACACTTCCTCTTGTTTTTCTGTAGCTCACATGTGCGGGGGCTTAACGATTCCAGATTAACTGATTGTAAGATCTTAGTTGATTCTGAACATAGGGATGTGTTAAATAATCATCTTACGATAGTAACCGTACTTTTAGACCATGATGAGACATACTGTGCAATATGCCCAATTCTATTATGGTAAAGATCATCGTATCCTGTAGCGCCAATGATTGTAAAAGCAACATTTTTAGTGTTAGACATGGCAACTAATTTTCTTTTGGTTACCCCATAGATTATTGAATGAAAGGCATGGTCAACATCATTATTGATAGCAGTTTTTGTACATTCTTTTAGGTAAAATTCTGAAAGGCTTTGAATAGTTGGCCCTTCCACGGAATCTTGTTGATTACGTTGGATTTTAGGCGTTGATTCATTAATAACATGAATAAAGTACAATGATTTATGGAGTGCATTAGCAATTTTTATGGCGTAATCGGTCACCTTGAAGGCACTAGCAGAATTATCGATTGCAACAAGTATTACGTTACCATTCTTCATTTTTAAGACCCCCTTCAATGTATTCTAACGGCAAAACACGTGACAGATGTCGGATTTACATGTAGGCAAAATAAAACATTATCATTTTTATTTAAAGGATCAGGATTTTTTGAACTTTAGCCTGAAATAATTTTCATCAATTTTGAATAACTCAGATAAGTTGGAATCTTTATTAAAAATGACTTCATAATGATTAATTTGATTATTTCCATTAATACTATGAAATGATAAGTGGGCTCTGTAAGAATTTGCTTGTGCTGGGTCTTCATAAATAATATATTTCCAAAAACTACGGTCTGGATAAGTTTTCCTGATTGTTCTGTTTAAAGTCAATTCTATTGTGATAATCTTTTCCATGAATGTGGCCTCCATTGGGTAATCAATAGTGCAAGTATGTGAGATGGAAACTATTAGAAGTAAGGCTGAGACAAAATATTTGTCGCACAGCTTTAACATTGGATTTGAGAGGTGAACAAGCAGCTATTTTTGTTCCAGGCGCATAATTAAGTCATGTTTCAGTCCTTCTAACATACGATTATATTCATTGCTAGAATAGCTATCCTTTGATAGATGGAGAATGGCGTTCGATCTTACAAAGGTTGTTAAGTCACTAGCAATATTTTCTATTAGTTCGTATTTCGAAATATCTTTGTTCATAAGTATGCCTTCTTTCGGTTTTTTACGCGAGCGGCAGGAGTCGAACCTGCATATCAGCCTAAGAAAGAATGGGCTTCAAGACTTGGGCTTTGTTCTACCGTTGAACTACGCTCGCATAATCCATATCCCAAACCTTGGTCGGTTGAGGGGATATGGTTATTTTTTTGTTTAATTAGAGTAGCCAGAATCAGTCATTATTTGTTCGTAAACTTTCGATTGCCCTTTTGAGCCCTCGTCTTTAGGTGTAACCTTTTTGCTTAACACGTTTGCTGACATTCTGACCAGCGACTCAATATACTGCGAATCGTAAAGGTTCAAATCATTAGTAGATGTAGATGCTGGTAAACCGTCAATCGCCATGCTACGTGGAATGTGGTTATCGTAAGTTTCTGGAATACTTTTGATGATTTTGCACAAATTTTTACCAGCTTTTTCACCATCATAAACCTGCTTATCGGATGAGTGCTTAGACAGTTTTGATAGTGCTTTTCCATCCTTTGTTGCACGTTTTATAGTGTTATAATCGCTTCGTTCAATATTAACACCACCATACATAGGTGCCGCATAAGAGAACCCAGCAAATGAACAAATAGATAGTAAAATGCCTACCCCAATAATGATCAAAGAAAACTTTTTAGATCTGTGTCTAATTGCTTGTACTATCAGATATATGATACCCACTCCGAGCACGATCCAAGTAAAAATGGAAAAGTATGCCCAAAACATCATAATAAACTCCTCCAATGATATAATAATATTTGTAAATCAATATCATTGGTTACGACGTCTCACTGTTTGCGGCAGTGGGGCGCTTTTTTTATTTAGAACATTAATTCGTAGAATTTATCTGGTAGACCATAGGCCATTTGTATTTCATTAAAGCTTTGTGGTCGGTCGCCATACTGTTCTTTGTATAGGGCGGTAAGTTCACTACATGCAAATAAATTAGCTTCACGTTCCATTTTGCCTTCCCAATTATTTCCAATGGTGTAGAGAGCGGCGCAGGACGTGTGATCTAATCCATGCTTCAATTCGTGAGCCATGACCACATATTTTTCTGGTACTTCTTGCAATTCATCTGACAAGCCAATGTACACATCACCGCTGCTTGCGGTCGTACATATCCCTTTGAGGTTGCCTAAACTAGCATATTCAACACGATAACTTAAACTGTCTGCAATGACAAAAGGATCGAAAGTTCCTAATTTATCGGCTAATTGATGAACTTGTAGATACAGTTTATAACTGTTCATCAACAACACCTACTTTTTATTATCGTCATTCCGATGCTTTTGTTTATCTTCCCAGAACACACCTTCCAAGAAGGCACGTACCTTAATTTTTGTTTCGTCGTCCATATCCATGCCTTGGAAACCCATTGGTACATTTGATTTGAGCCACTCATCAAGGTCGATTTTATCGTCCTCAGTTGCCCAGGTGGGAGCTTTTGACTCACGGCCGAGCAGGTAATCAGTGGAGACGTCAAAGTAATCTGCAATTTCTTCAAGCTTTTTTGCACTCGGATTGGTTTTCTTCAAACGATACAATGTGTTTTTTGAGTATCCCAGTTCCAATTCAACGTCATTAACAGATTTTCCTTGTTTGTTTGCAAGAAATTTAATACGATCAAACAGTGCCATAATAGTATTCCTCACGTTCTCAAAAGCAAATGTTAAAATAAATGCATAAAAATGTTTGACAAGATTATGCAAATGTTTTAATATTACTTTTGTAAGCTAATTGAATAACCAAACGCGCAATATTAAAGAACATTAACTTGACTGATTTTCAGCGTTCCCCAACGTCTTATAGTCTTGCAATGGCTTTAAATAGGCTCATTTAGCTATGCCTTAATATTAAAACATTTGCGTAAAATAATCAACAATAATTAAAACTATTTTTGATTGGTTATCAAATTGGCTTACATACATAAATGAAAGGAAGTGAATTAAATGCCAACAACATTAGCTGGACGGGAACTTATCAAGAAGTATATTGATGATCGTGAAATTAGCATTACAAGCTTGGCCGCTACATTTGGTGTAGGAAAGATGTACATGACGCAAGTATTGGCCGGAACCAGGAAGTCTGCAGCGGCGAACGAGCTAGTTTTGAAGATTATCGAGACTTTTAAAATTCGACCGCATGAAGGAGATGAATAAGAGATGACGGAAAAATTAGTTCTAAGAAAACAACATCTTAATGGCAATAATGGAACCAAGCCAATTTTCGTTGATGTCTCAATTCTTGATTCTATTCGTGAAATCAAAGAAGAATGTTCAGATTGTTGATGAGGAGGAAGGTGATCAGTAATGGATGGTGTCACATTGAATTTACCAAGTGAGTCCTTAGCACCAATCAAGCAAGAACTTACTCGTCTAATTACGGATGTGTTCAAGCAAATAGCTCAACGCGAAGCCTTACCTTATTGGATGAAGAAACAGGAGGCTCAGATTTACATGAATGTTAGTGACAAGACTTTAGATAAGTTCATTGTCGACGGGCTAAAAGTTTCCATTATTGACGGCACTCAACGGATTTCTAAAAAATCTGCTGATGAGTATTACGAAGATCACGAATTATAAATAGTCTATGCGAGGGGCCATTTATTGGAGGTAATTAATAATGATTGAAGTAGCACTGATTACATGGGCGCTAACAGCATTATGGTTTAAGCGGCATGAAATTATTAGCTGGTTTGGAATTTAAAGGAGGAAACGAAGATGAGTCAAGAAACAGTAGAAATTAATGGTGTTAAATTCGAGGTTGACATGGACACTGCTAAGCGTATTGATACTTTCAAAGTTGGTGACAATGTTCGGTTGTTAGACAAGCGGTATAGTTCATCGCAAATTTACACTGGTGTGATTCTGGGATTCTATAACTTTAAAGAATTGCCGACTATTCAAGTTGCTTACTTTAAGAATGATTACAGCGGCGCAACCATTGAATTTGTGAATATCAATTCAAAAAGTGATGACTTCGAGTTACTACCATCAAATAAGTACGAAGCGGACTTTGATCGAGACACTGTAGTAGGTTCGCTCAATCAGCAAATAGAGTCAAAAACGTCCGAAGTGAAGTCTTTAGAGGCGAAGAAAGCATGGTTCTTGAAATACTACGGTAAATATTTTGTGAATGATAGTGAGGAAGATACGAATGAGTAAGGTTAGCTATAAGCCGTTTGAAGAATGGCAAGCAGAACAAAATCCCCGTAACCGGGTGCAACCAGTTACAGGGACATGGTTAAAGAATAACCAAATAATTTTACAGGTTTATGGTACACCACGGGCGAACCTATGGCAACAACTGAAAGGGACATTTACACATGAATAATTACAAAACACAAGCAAAGCATTGGTATCGAAAGCTAATGAAGACGCCAGTTGGGTATGTATGTTTAGCTACTTATCGGTTCAAGCAATGGCAACTTTACAAGCACTTGGCACGGCAATCAGCAATGGATCATTTGCGAGGTGAAGACCATGCGGACATTCAACCAGAAAACAATTAGTCCAGGAATGGCTTACTGTGAGTGTCTTGGATATCGGTACTTCTATGAAGACTCAACTCAGTTTCTAGCATGGTTAATGGGTGTGCTAAGCCCTGAAGCGGTATTAGATAAAATTGGTGTTCAAGAAAAGGTGCGTGAATAAAGTGATACCAGGATATGATGAATGGCTAGAGCCTCCGGAAGATGATGACCGACCTACTAAGGAAGAATTAATTGAATTAGGTGTGATTGGAGACGATGAAGAATGAACTTATATGAAATGGCGACCAACTATCGCGACTTAACCAACCGTGATGACCTGAACCCAGACACCATTGCTGATACGCTCGATGCGTTAACTGACTCGATGAACGTGAAGGTCGATAACATTGCAAGCTGGATAGATGAGAACCAAGCGAATATTGATTTCTTGGATAAAAAAATAAAATCGTTCCGTGAAGAGAAGCAACGGTTAAAGAACTTGAACGGCCGGCTAAACCATTACGTCGCGGGCACACTTGATCAAGCCGAAATTAAGAAGCTAACCACTGACCAACACATTGTTTCAGTCCGGAATTACCGTGCGTCCACGGTGGTGAGTGAACCGGATAAACTCACAGCTGATTTTGTAAAAGAAATTCACGAATACCAGCCGGATAAGGCGGCAATCTATAAAGCTTTGTCAGCTGGCAAGAACGTGCCCGGCGCACATTTGGAACCAAACCGGAAAGCAGTTATTAAATGACGACCGTTTGGAAGGACATACCAGGGTATGAGGGCATTTATCAGGCATCTATTTATGGCTATGTCAGAAGCGTAAATCGGATTGTTTACAAAGGGCGAAATCATACCCCGTCACAAGTTAAGGGGAAAATCATAACTCCATGGTTAGACCACAGTGGTTATTTAAAGGTTGATCTATATCGATATGGTAAGAGACGGTGCGAAAAGGTACACCAAATGATTGCTAAAACATTCATACCTAATCCTCAGCGCAAAGAAACAATTAACCATAAAGATGAAAATCCATTGAACAATACAGTTCTGAATCTTGAATGGATGACGAACAAAGAAAATGTGAATTACGGTACTCGGGTTCAACGTGTAAAGGAAAAATATGGATACCACATTATTAGGATTGCACCTAATGGAATGATTGACGATTTTTTTACACTACACGAGGCTGAAAAACGAACAGGGATACCACGGCAAAGTATAGCCTATGCCATTAAGCATAAAACAAAACTAAAAGGTTATATTTGGAAATTCTTCGGGAGGTGATCAGGGATGTTTCAACTACGTGACTACCAGCAGGAGTCGGTCGATGCGGTCTACGATTCAACCATTCATGGACACAAATCCATCGTAGTACAGTCCCCGCCCTAGAACTGGGAAAACAGTAATCATGGCCGATATCGCACGTAGGGCAACGGCTAAAGGTAACCGGGTATTATTTATCGTTCACCGCCGAGAAATCCTGGAACAAGCCGAGAGTACGTTTAAACAAGACGACGTTAACATGTCACTTTGCAAGATGGGCATGGTTCAGACCATTACCCGGCATATTGATGAGTTAACCAAACCAGCCATCATCATGATAGATGAAGCTCATCATGCACTGTCGAAGTCCTACCAGCGAATAATTCAAGCGTTCCCTGACGCGCTCAAATTGTTGTTCACTGCGACACCGTGGCGAATGGATGGTAAAGGTTTAAATGTGATTGCGGATGATATTGTGCTAGGTAAACCTATCAGCCAGCTAATTGACCAAGGATTTTTAGCACCAGTCGACTATTATGCACCATCTGAAATTGATGTGACCCAACTTAAAACTAAACGCAATGGTGAGTTCGACGAAAAGAGTATTGATCAAGCGGTTAAGCCAAAAATCTATGGTAATGCAGTCCGTCATTATTTGAAGCTGGCACCGAGGAAGCAAGCAATTGCTTATGCCTATAACGTGGCGAGCGCCGAACGGTTAGCTGATGCGTTCAACCAAGCTGGGATAACTGCTCGGGCAGTCTCCGGTAAAACGGACCGGCGAACACGTGAGCAGATTGTGGCAAGTTATCGTGCTGGCAAGATTCAAGTGGTCACTAACGCCGAATTGTTTACAGAGGGCTTAGACCTACCCAATGTTGATTGTGTGATCATGTTGCGGCCAACTCAGTCGCTATCACTTTATTTACAGTTTGCCATGCGGTCAATGAATCCACGAGTAGGTAAACGGGCTATTATTATTGATCACGTTAACAACGTTGAGCGGTTCGGTTTACCAACCATAGACCGGCAATGGATTCTTGGTGGTCGAGACAAACATTCAAAGAGTAGCAACGGGACACCTATCAAGTCAGTTTCGGTTTGTCCGGAGTGCTTCGCAACCTTTTACCGCAAAGGTGAGACCTGCCCGTTCTGCGGGGCCGAGCTGGGCGAAGAAAAAATTATTGAGACCGACGAGTCAATTAAGCTCAAAAAGATTGAAGCTAACAAGCGGTTGGCATTAGCGAAAGAGATTGCAGAGAACAATGCTGCTAAAGCAGTAGCCGATAAGTCGCCGGGTGAGTTAACCACGTACGCGGAGATTAAGGCATACGCAAAACTGCATAATTTTAAACCGGGTTGGGTTTATTACTATGGCAAAAAAAGGGGGTTAATTCATTAATGGGAAGGCTTAGGGATTTAACTGGAAATAAATATGGCCGACTAACTGTTATCGGGATTGACCATAAAGTAAGAGCAAAATATGGCAGCTATATATATTGGCGATGTAAATGTGTTTGCGGAAATACAACTGTTGTACGCCGTGATCACCTAGCTCGTGGGGAGATTAAATCATGTAGTTGTTGGCATGACGAAGCTACAATCTTGCACAGTACAACGCATGGTCAAACCAAAACGAAACTCTATTATGTCTGGAATTCAATGAGAACGCGGTGTTCCAACAAGAACAGTGCTTCTTATAAGAATTATGGCGGTCGTGGGATAAAAGTTTGCAGTGAATGGAATAGCCACTTTGAACCGTTTTATAAATGGGCTATTGCAGCCGGTTATAGGCAAGGACTATCTATTGATCGAATCAACAATGACGGAATGTATTGTCCTGAAAACTGTCATTGGGCAACTGCTCATGAACAAGCTTTGAATCGGCGACCCAAAAGAAAGGATTGATTAGAAAGTGAGTATTCTACCAAAGAATGAACCACATAAACCGGCGGGGACCCCTCGTAACTTCTTTATTTGGGGCCAAACAATGAGCGGTAAGAGTTACCTAGCTGAACATTTTCCAAATGTATTAGTCTTGAATACTGATGGAAATAGCGCCATGGGAACGCGGCCAAGCATTCAACTACGAAACGTGCGCAACCCTGATGGTAGCTTGAAGAGTAGCGTCATCGATCAGTTGCAAGAAGTGATTTTAGAGCTAGGCACCACCCAAAATACGTATGAGACTGTGACGCTGGATGTTATCGATGACGTCTGTCAGCTGATTGAACAGGCAATTTGTCTAAAAGCGGGGGTTGAATCATTAGCAGACATGGGGTATGGCCGAGGATATGCATTGTTCAATACTGTACTTCAAAGTCTGGTAATGGATCTCAAGGCATTACCAATCAACGTCGTTTACATTAGTCGTGAAAATGACTTTACAGATGATGATGGTAATACCAAGACAGTTCCGTCACTCAAAACTAAGTATTACAACGTGGTCAACGGGAATTGTGACTTGGTTATCCATACTCAGCACGTAGGTAAGAATTATCTACGAAACGTGACAGAGATTCGCCGCCGTTATAAAGCCAGTGAAATTAATGATTCAAAGATTCTCAGTATTCTGAAAGCTATTCCGAATGCATTAGCACCGGAAGTACAAACAACGAAAGCAGGTAATTAAAAATGAGTTTATTAGATATTGCAGCAAACACTTTAGACAACTTTGACCCAAAGAATGATTCAGTTAACAGCGGAAACACAGGACTACCAGATGGTGATTACTTAACGGCTGTGGAAACCATCGAACATCGGTCGTTTGATTCAGGTTGGGATTGCTTACAGGTCGTGTTTACGGTTCTTGATGGTGACCATGCTGGCGAAAAAGAGTACGACCGCATTAGTTTTGCCACTAAGAGTAAAGCAGGAAAGGCGATTCCAGATTTCATTCTTAGCCGGAGTATTAAGTTCGTCATCAAGTTAGGTTCACTGTTAGGCGTTGAGATGAAGCCAGAATACTTTGCTAGTGAGAATGAAACTGACACACACGAAATGTTGGCTAATGTACTTGCGCCAGAAAAAGGTAAGTCAGTGATTTTACACGTTAAGCATCGTCCAAACAAGAAGGATCCCGACAACCCCTACGTTGAATATGACTTAGATGCAACTGAACAGCCTGAAACTGCAGACATCACGGATGCAGACTTACCTGGCGACTTAGGTGGGGCACCAATGCCAACTGACGCGGATGCGCCAGCAGAACCAACAGATGAAGCACCGTTCTAAATAAATACTGCAGTGCCAGTAAACCATCGTTCGGGTGTGATGCCCGTTAATTTACAGAAGGAGGGAGATTAATGGTTTATGTATTATCAGACGTTAATGGCGCGATTGCTGTTTATTCCAATATTAAACAAGCTAGGATTGACCGAGAAAAACTAGCAAATAAGTTACTAGCCACAACTTTGACGGCAGTGCCGTTACGTAAACATGCAGTACTAAATAAATAATTTAAAGGAGGCCGGTCATGCGTAATTTAGTTAATTATGCAGTTAGATACGCCAAAGCGGGGTTCAGCGTCCTGCCAATGATTGGCAAGAAACCGATGATTAAGTTCGCTGACCAGCCCGCCTTGACCATTGATCAGATTCAAAGCTATTGGCGATCACACCCGTACGCACAATTAGCGCTACGGACAACTAATTTTTTTGTGATTGATATTGACGAACACTCTAATGGTGCGGATGGTTTTAAATCAATTGCTGATTATCCTAATCCCGAATACTTGCGTGAAACGTTATCGCAGAAGACGGCGGGTGGTGGCCGACAACTATTTTATTTAAAGCGTGATGATTGCACGATACAACAGCGTATTGGTTGGTTGCCGGGAGTCGACGTCAAAGCTCACGTCAACAATTACGTGATGGTGGCGCCGTCGGAACGAAACGGCAAGCTGTATCAGTGGGAGAATCACGATCCAATCGTGACGGCCCCACGTGAACTGGTTCAAGCAATTAATGCGAACCGTGACAGTACTGTCGACGTGTTCACAGACCTGAACATTGATTACACCGAGAAGTCAGGAACAGCCACGTTGTTTGAAACCATTGTCGACGGTTTGGGTGCCACCGGTGGTCGTAATAATGCATTGGCGAGTTTTGCCGGCGGATTATTATTCCGAGGTGTTGATCCGCGAGCAGTTATCCAGCTAGGCTTGCTGGCAAATGCAAACACGGACGATTCACTGACTCAGCGAGAAGCCAAGACAACGATTGAGTCGATGATTAAGAAAGAAATTAGACGAAGGGAGGCTAACCAGTGAGCGCAGAGGAAGAAGCGGACAAGCTCCGCAAGTTAGAGGAACAGCAGAAAGTTGTACCGCTTAAAAATCGAATTAATTTTATGGAAACAGCTAAGGGCGGTATTAAAGCAAATTCACTTGAAAATGTTTGTCTGATATTAGAGCACGATCCACTGCTTAAAGGCAAGTTCGCGTATAACGAATTTAGTTACGAAACTGAGTTCATGGAAGATTCAGCCGAGCTAATGTTGGAACATGGACCACTGCAAGATGAGTTCACACCAGCAGTACAACGGTACATCGAACGTAAGTATAAAGTCATGTTTACGCCAAAGTTAATTGATGCGGCAGTTACCGAAGTGTCACGACGTAACGTATTCAATCCAGTTATTAATTATCTGAACGAATGTTACAAAAAATGGGACAGCGTTACTAGGGTGGCTGACTTCTTGCCGGTCTATCTCGGCGTTGAAAAATCACCAGTGACAACATTACAGACCAAGCTATTCTTTGTCGGCGCAGTAGCCAAAGTATTCAAGCCAGAAACTAAATTTGATTTTGTTTTGGATTTAGTGGGTGGTCAAGGAACTGGTAAGACCACCTTGCTTAAGCGTATGTCAAATGGCTGGTATACCGACCAATTCACTGACTTTGAAAACAAAGACAACTATGGCAATATGATGCGGGCTTGGATCGTGAACGACGATGAAATGACCGCGACTAGTCATAGTAGCTTTGAAATCTTGAAAAAGTTTATCTCAGCTGAAATCGTTGAATACCGGCCAGCATACGGGCGCTATACCGTCCGGCGATATAAAAACTTTGTGATGGCACGGACGACTAATGAAGTGACTTACTTGAAGGATAAAACCGGTGAGCGGCGTTTTATGCCGGTGATGGTCAATTCGATGTTACAGAAAAAATCACCAATCAATGAGTTACCACAAAAAACGATTGATCAGCTATGGGGTGAGTTCGCAAGTTACTATCGCGACGGTTTTCGATTCGGATTAACGCAGGAGCAGGAGCAGATGATGGCAGACAATCGTGAGCAATTCATGTACATTGACGCCGAAGAAGATGCTATCGAAGAGGCATTGGCGACGATTAAAGACGACTTTGTAATGAGTAAAGACATCGCGTTTAAGATGGATGGGGCCGATATTACGAAGAATCGGAAGTTGGCGAAGAAAATCAAGTACGTGATGGACAATCACAAAGGTTGGAAACCGGCACAACACCGAGTTAACGGGGTTCCACGCCGCGGGTACACAAGAGTGTAGTACGTGTAGTTCAGGTGTAGTCACTTTACTGACTACGGCTAAACCCTTGGGGCCCAACGTATACAGTAACATGTAGTTACTCCTTCTTATATTATATATATATATATTATTTTATATAGGGTATAGGGATTAGGGGATACGGTGAGTATGAGGTTGAGAAAGTTAAAAATTACTAGCTACGATGCTACACCTTGAACAAAGTCAATGGTAGCAAGGGGTACAGCGTATCAGTAGATTGGAAGTGTAGCGACTACATGCGAGAACAAGAAATTCAGAATCAAATTCGGGTGGCCGTGTCAGCAGCCGGATGTACGATTTTTCGCGCAAACGTCGGTAAAGTTGAGATGAAGAACGGTCGGTGGTTCGATACTGGACTGCCCCAAGGATTCCCAGATTTATTTGGGTTCCGACATTCAGATGGTTCGATATTCTTCATTGAATGTAAAAACGAAACCGGACGACCGCGGGCTGATCAGATTAAATTTCATAAATTTTTGATGAAACAACACACGGTTCACGGTATTGCACGTAGCCCGGAAGATGCGTTGAAGATTATTAATGAGGGACTGGTTGGTTATGGATTTAAGTGAGGTAGAAAAATGAATAGAATAATCGGATTGATAGATGCAAATTTAGAATGCATAACTATTTTAGAAGGAGATTCCAGATATTATTCGTTTCAGGTTGGAAAACCGTTCGAATACCGAGACGGACCTAATGAGTCCCCAATTATTAGTTGTATTGAGAGAAAAGGAGATAGTTATTATCTTTATACAAAAGGTAATCACATGTTTGTGGCTCCAGCGGATAAGTACATTGCGGAATATGTGGAGAACGAAGATGCCTAAACACACTAAGAAGCGGTCAACGATTAAACGGAAGCACCGGCGCATGAAGCAACACGCCGAGGCAAATAAAGCTAAAGCACTGGATAGTAAACAGTTGGCCAAGGAATATGAACCATACAACATTCGCAAGCGGGCGTTTGAAGCGTTCAAGGAGAACTGAAAATGAGTATTAGAAATAAAATCGGGTTGGCTATGACATTATTGCTTTGTTTGGCACTTATTATCGGGAATTTTTTAGATGGATTTTGGCATGGGGTTACTTTTATCGGTGTTGCAGCATGGGTTGTGATAGCGCTGGAACTATCGAGTTCTAGGAAATGATTGGAGATGGCGACGATGATTAAGTTTAAGGATTCGGATTGTTATCCAATGATGTTTGACCTGTTTGGACTGATTGCAATGTCTGACAAGTTAACCTTCCCGATGGTTTGGCGGGATAAGTATTACTTGAAGAAAGTTATTGAAATTAATATTAAAAATGTCATTGTACTTGGCCGGGACTTAACACGGGAGGCGGACGATGATTAAGTTTAGAGCGTGGGACAAAGAAAATGAAATCTATCTTTACAATGTTCAAGACGCTTATGATACGTTAAGTGGGTTTGTGAAATATGATGATGGCGAGGATGCTAGCTATGACGAGTGTTGCTTTGGCGATTTCTTAGATAATAAACGGTATGATGTTGAGCAGTTTACCGGCCTGACAGACGTGAACGGCAAGGATATCTATGAAGGCGATATTGTTAAAACGTGGTCCGACGTTAGTGAATTAACTATGGTGCCAAGCATTAATGAAATTGTTTCAGAAGATTTGTTTGGGAGACCGGGTGTGTTTTTAAAGCCGGCAGGTCCGCATTTAATTGAACCGTGCCTGCACGACTTTTGGAGTAATCAATTTGAAATTATTGGTAACGTTCACGCTAACCCGGAGCTATTGGAGGCGGACAAATGAAGTTCTATCGCAAACAGCCAATTGAGGCCGAACAGTTCGATGGTAGCGATGCTATGGTTGATAAGTACGAGTTGATTGACGCAGGAACAATGCTTGGAACTCACCACAGTCCTGAATTATATTTAACAGGGTCAGGGAAAGTAGACGTTGGAGACTGGATTGCAACCGGCGTTAACGGTGAGCGTTGGCTGATTACAGACGAAGTGTTCAAGAAGACGTATGCCGAATTGCCAGTGATTCCTAAAGCGGTAGCTGACTACATGAATGACTACAATAATCTAATCAATTTATCCTTCCATTCTGCACTCTACGAAGCATTCGACGATCTTTTTGCCGCATCTCAGGATGTGGAACATTGGATCGAGCATAATTCGGACGTCTTCGCCCGTGCGTGGCTAGACGGTTATCAAGTGGAGGAAGAAAAATGAAAGTTCAGATTGATTCAGCATCTAGATATGATGACGATATTACCAAAGATTACGGAGAAGAGATTAAGCAAGCTGGCTTTGATATTGAGGTTGAAAAAGCGGATTACGATGAGTGCCATTCATTTATAGCTAATTTTGATTTTTCAAAATTGCCTGATTTAGTGAATGCAGTAAAGGAAAATATAATTGTGAATTATCCAGAAAGTGATGGAGTAGCTGATAAAGACATGATTCGACTAACTATTTATGATGATTCGCTGGAATAAAGCTTTTATTTTATACAGGAGGAATTATTAATGAGTAAAGAAATTGAAGCACGGTACGATGTAAACGGTAAGCTAATCAAGTTTCATGATGTAGTACGAGTCACGTCTACTAATGAAATGGGGCTGGTATCTAAAGGTAGCAATAAGTCAGAGGTGGATGGCTTGTATGTGGAGAACGAGTTTATTGGTTTAGGTGACTGGTTAGACGTTTATCCTGACGGAGAACTTGAAGTGGTTGGCAACGTTGATACCATCTATCCTGATCGTTTGATGTAATGGATCTAGGAGAGAGTGATGAAAATGGACGAAGTTGAAAAACAGACTTGTGGTTTTTGCAATAGAGATACGTCAATAAAATCTATTGAGAGCGATGAAATCTGGTACCTTGATCCAACTAGTGGTTATGGGAAAAGTATGAGGCAACATAATCACGAGAATGTTCAAGTAGATATTAATGATTCGAAATATCCTGATGCCAGACCGGGTGATAGCACCACTGCTGGTTTTTGGCTTAACTATTGTCCGGGATGCGGACAGAAGCTTGAATGATGAGGTAATACTATGAAGCGTATTAATCATGAAAAACTTAACAACCTAGTATGTGAGGTCGAAGATCGTCATGCGAATGGCATTCTTGATGCAAGTGCTAAAGAGATGGCACCTATTTGGAAGATAACCAAGGCTACAATGAAGAGTGGTTATTTAGCAGTTTCGTTGCGACAATACAATTTAATTGAAGCATACGCAGCAAAGAGTTCACATACAACAGAGGAGAAGAACCAAACCTTAAAGCAACTGCATAAGAAATACAGTTGGCTAAATCGGCGAGTAACAGAATATCGCCATGGCAATTTAATTATTCAGAGTTGAGGTGGAAAGTGGTGGGTGATTTTGAAACTAACAAGAAATTCTTAAGGCGTTACCGGCCTTACTTTAGACAAATCAAGCGGCTTGAAACTAAACTATTTGTCCTTGATGATCGTATTGAGTCAACACACTCACCTAGTATTACCGGGCAACCAGGCGGTGGTAAGCGGCGTGAGCTGGCTGACGATTTAATTAGACGAGAAGAGATTGAAGGGCGGATTAACCGGTTAATTAAGAAGAGTCGGCCAATCAAAGCTGAAATCACAGATTGTCTGGATGAACTAACTAATTCGTTAGAAGCTTCTATATTAGAGCAGTACTTTATTGAAGATATTCAGCTGGATACAATCGCGTTACAGATGAGCTATTCGTTCCGTCAGGTCAAACGACTGTACGGTGATGGGGTTAAGCACGCTAAGATACCCAAAAACTGTGACACCCTATGAACCATGTCCCCTGAATGTCCCCTAGATGTCACTAAAATGTCCCCTGAATGTCACTTACATGCCGAGTAAATGGGTGTATATTTATATTATCGAATAGTTAACCAATACGAAGCGTCACACTAAAAAGTGTGGCGTTTTTATGTGCCGTGGCGGAATAGGTAGACGCATAGTCAGATGGCAAGTACGTTAAAAAATAGCGCCCTGCTGACAAGGGGAAGTGCGGTCATCATGTAGGGTGCAAATCCTTACCGGCACATTGAGTGAACGACTCAGGGCGTAGCGCAGCGTCTAAAACGTGAGTTAGCCATTAAGCTAAAAATGGTAGTCGACGTGTGGTTGATCCTGAATAGGGTCTCTAAGATGAGACCGTCGGGAGTTGGCAAGCTTAGCAGCGGTGCGTGGTTCGATACCACGTCAATCACATTAAATAATTTATTGGAGGTAATACGAATGGAACAATCGGAGTTTACTGCAACACAGGCGATCAATGAGACATGCTACGGATTAATCAAGCAGGGCTATTCACTGCACGACATCTATGATGGTCTGGGTAACGTCATGGATGGGATCGAGCCTAAGCATGCATCGAAGCTAAAAATTAATGTGGACATCGACACTTCCAAAGTAATTAGTAAGTTAAGGGAAATGGGTGATCAGGCGGCATTCTACGATGCACTGGACAAATGATCAGTGCCGGTTCTTTTACAACTCTGTTGAGTGGGAACATCTGCGTGCTGCTATCCTTAGGCGTGATCATTATGAATGTGTGTGGTGTAGGCGTGACGGTAAGGTCACACGGTATGGCGATGTTGATAGTCATGGTCGTCCGATTGTCCTGGAAGTTGACCACATCAAAGAGTTGGCTGACCATCCGGAATTGCGAACCGAGCCGACTAACCTACGGACACTGTGCAAGGACTGTCACAACAAACGACATCATCGGATGAACTATCGAAGCAAGCATGAGCGTAAAGAGAACCGATGGAGCAAGGACGAGAGGTGGGATTAATGGTGGAACATAATATAACTTGGTCAATAAGCAACAGGCAAAAGATACCTGAGATCTATGTTGACGGTGAGCAGGCTCAGGTAGTGTCGTGTAGTTATCAGTTTGTAACGGCTACAGATATTGATGAGTCAGGGGTTAGCATGATGACTGCAACTATCATCTTATTATCGGAGTGCGACTATAAGCCAATTCATCATGTAGTCTTTATCAATCAACAGACTGGCAAGGTGTTCTATCAATAGACAAGGAGTGATGACTAATGGATAGATTGCGATGCTTACTACTGCATCATGATTACATTTATGTTGGCATCATGCGTGTTAATGGTGAACAATTCCACTGTTATAAATGTAAACGATGTGGCAAACAGAAGGTGGTGTAGACTAATGCGATCAAGAACCGATAACACTAAGCAAGTCGTGGTCTACGTAGTCATGCGTGACCAACAAGCAAATGTATTATTTGCACATCGTGTTTATTTTAGTGAACGACGAGCGAAGAATTATTGTAAACGGATGAACACGGCGGAAGAATTTACTGGATATTACTACGTTGAGAAATGTATCTTTTTTGACTGGAAAGCATTTATTGCCAAGGCCCCCGGGGTCAAAAAAATTGGTGAAAAATAGAAAACTGGGAACCGGTGGGTAGGACTCGACTCCGGAAAAATATTGCTTTTTTTATTCAATTTGAAAGGGGGTGGGGGTTTGGACCACCGTAAGATAAGAAGGGAATTGATGCAGCGAATCGATAAAAAATCAGCTGTTGAGAAAGAAAAGGTTGACCGATATATCAGCCTTTTAGACGTTTTTTATCAGCTTGACGAAAGCATACAAAAGCATGGCGTCATGTTAAAAATTCAGAATGGCAGTCAAACTTATTGGAAGCCAAATCCTGGAATTGCAGAAAAAAATAGAATTAATTCTGCATTAATTACGCTTGAAAAGGACTTTAAAATGCCAAAAATCGCACAAAAAGTCGTAAAAACGCCCCCTTCTCAATACGATTCAAGTGATTTGGTATGATTCACCAAAAGTATGTTGATGAGTATATCGATTTGTACGAGTCCGGAAAGATATTACTCAATAAAGAACGGGTTATGCTGATAAATTACCTAAAGAAGTATGTTTTATCTAATGATAACTTGTACTTCGATGATAAAAAAATCGATAATCTAATTAAATTTACCGAAAAATGGTTCTTCCCAACCGCTGCGTTTCAGAGATTTCTGGACGCTTTTCTTTTTCTCTATGATTCAACGACTGGCACAATTTATTATGATGAGTTCCTGATAATTATGGGGCGGGGGGCTGGTAAAAACGGCTGGATTTCAGCAACTGGAGCTTTTTTGATAAGCGATTTGAATGGCATTCCTGGTTACAACGGCTCCATTGTGGCTAATTCGGAAGAACAGGCGAAGACATCTATTGAAGAGATTTATAACGTGGTTGGCAATAATCCAATTTTGCAAAATGCTTTTAGTGCTGCCAAGTCGTATATCACTTCGAAAGCAACTAATTCCACCCTGGTTTATCAGACTTCTAATGGCAAAACAAAAGATGGTTTGCGAGACGGGTTCGATGTGTTTGATGAAATTCATCAGTACCAAGATGATTCGGGTGTGTCGGTTTATGAATCGGGGCTTGGCAAACGTCCTGAGTCGCGCCAGTTTGAAATTGGTTCTGATGGCTATGTTCGTGGTGGCTATTTGGACGAAAAAAAGAAGGTTGCTTTGAGTGTCATGAGCGGTAAACTGCCACCTGACACTATGTTTCCATTTTGGTGTAAATTGGATTCTGCTGATCAGGTAGATGATGAGAAGTATTGGGAATTGGCGAATCCAATGCTATCCAAGCCGCTTACAGGATATGGGCAGACGCTTCACAATAAGATGCGAAAGATGTATGTCAAAATGCAATTTGAAACTTCTAAGCGTGAAGAGTTTATGACTAAACGGATGGACTTTCCAATTGAAGACTTGGAGCGTTCAATTGCACCGTATGAACAAATCAAAGCGACTAATAAGCCGGTTCCTGATGATTTAGAGGGTATGGAAGCGATTGGCTCAGTGGATTTCGCGTCTATTCGCGACTTTACTGCAGATGGTTTAACCATCAAACGAGATGGCAAGCAATACTTTATCAGCCATCAATTTGCCCGCCGCCAATTTGTCGATAAGTTCTATGCATATTCAGCTAAGCCACAAGATCGCCCCCAGTCTGCTCCTCCTATTGCTGAATGGGAAGAACGCGGGTTACTGACTGTGGTAGACACGCCAACAATTGACCCACAAGCCGTAGTTAATTGGTTTTTGGAACAGCGGAAACATTACATCATTAAGAAAGTTGTCATGGATAACTTTCGTGCCGATCTTTTGCGTAAGTTTTTCGTAGACGCTGGATTTGAAGTAGTTGTCATTCGGAATCCAACTGCCATTGATGCCCTACTGGCACCGAGAATTGAGACCGGGTTTGCTAATCATCAATATATCTGGGGAGACAACCCGTTATTGCGGTGGAACACTCAAAACGTGTTGGTTTCGACCGATAGCCACGGTAACAAACGATACGGCAAGAAAGAAGAAATTCGGCGAAAAACTGATGGCTTTAAAGCATTTGAATATGGCCAATATCTAGTTGACCAGTTACCCGACTACTCGGTAAATGAATCGCTAGATATGTTAGCCGACATTGATTTCTAACGGAAGGGAGGTGAATATATGAGTGTAATTAATAGCTTCTTTGACCTGTTTACGCGGCGAAAAGACTCCAGCTTTATTTATGATCTTGATTTGTTCCAGGATATTAAGAACCGAGCCTACTTAAAACGCATGGCGATTGACACAGTAATCAATTACGTAGGCCGGGCAGTTAGCCAGTCGGAGTTTCGTGTGATGAATAAGGGGTTACCTGTTAAGGATGCGATGTATTACAAGCTCAATGTCCGACCAAATACTGACGAATCGGCCAGTGATTTTTGGCAGCATTTTGTTTACCAATTGATTTATTACAACGAGGTGCTGGTGATTCAAGACGACGATGGTGATTTATTAATTGCTGATGATTTTAGTCGTCACGAGTATGCAGTATATGAAGATATTTTCGACAATGTCACGGTCAAAGAATACACGTTTAAGCGTTCCTTCCCGATGTCTGATGTTATTTACCTGAGATACTCAAACGATCAGTTAGATCACTATTTGACCGGTTTATGGGGAGACTACGGTGAGTTATTTGGCCGAATGTATGAGCTGGAACTTCGTAACAATCAAATTCGAGCGACTGTTAAGGCTGACCTGACGGCTGGTGTTAATGACGGTAAAGCGAACAAACTGCAGAAGTTTATTGACAAGATTTTCCAATCTTTCAGCAAGAACTCCGTTGCGCTGGTACCAATCACTAATGGTTTTGAGTATAACGAAGTGTCAAACGGTGTGGGTAAGAACCAGACATTTGATGAAAGCAACAGCGTGCTAATGGCATTCATTGACCATGTTGCCCGGCTGGTAGGAGTGCCACCAGCGTTAATTCATGGTGAAACTGCTGAAAGTGGTGAAAATCAGAAACTGTTCAATAAGCAGTGCTTGAGTTCGTTATTAAATAAGATTCAGTCGGAGCTTAATGCCAAATCATTCAGTCAACGCGATTACTTAAAGAATGGTAAGCAAATTGAAGTAATTGGCATTAATCGACCAACACTAATCGAACTGGCAGAGCAAATCGATAAGCTGGGGTCATCTGGTATGGTCACTCAAAATGAAGTTCGTTCAGCAGTTGGGTTGCCGCCACGTGAAGATGGGGACCAGATTGTGATGACTAAGAATTATACAACGAAAGGTGGTGATAATAATGAAGAAGATTAACGTTAAGGGCCCGATTATTAGTAATGATGACAAGTGGATTTATGACATGTTGGAAATGGACAGTACCGCTCCTAAGGATGTCATTGATGCATTACCAGATGATGGCTCAACTGTTGAAGTTGATATTAATTCTGGTGGTGGTTTAATGGACGCTGGAACTGAAATTTATACTGCGTTGATGGCTTATCAAGGGAAAGTTATGGTTAACATTGTTGGGATGGCCGCAAGTTCAGCGTCATTGATCGCCATGGCTGGTAATCCCACACGGATTAGCCCAGTTGGCCAAATTATGATTCACAATGTAGCTGGTGGATTGCGTGGTGATTACCGCGATCAGGCTAAGCTGTCTGAAATTTTAAAGCAGTCCAGCGAAGCGATTGCGAATGCTTATCATCTTAAAACTGGCTTATCGATGGAAGATCTACAGGCCAAGATGGATTCAGAAACGTATTTGAATGCAGACCAAGCTAAAGAATTAGGCTTTGTCGACGAAATTATGTTTGATGATCAAATTGAGCTGGTCGCAGATGGTGGCTCAGGTATGTTACCAAAGTCTGCCATTGATAAAATAGCTGAGTTAATGAAGCAAAATAATTCAGGAATGACAACTGCACGCAGTATTAAGCCTTTCAAATTATCTGATTCAGATATTGATCGTATTACAACTGCAGTCACTCAAAAACTAAATGTTAAACCTAAAGTGCAAACGGAAAAAACATTTAATCCGTTTGCTTTTTAATTTAGAAAGAAGGAAAAGTAATGATTAAATTTGATACAAAAGCATTCAAAAACTTTACTGACGCACGTGAAAAGTACGCACAATTGGTGAAGAACGCCGCCAAACCCGAAGAGCAACAACAGGGCTTTACTGATATGATGGACGCTTTGGGTGAAGATACACTTTCAGAAATTAAGAACCAAGTTCATGCTCAAACCGAAGACTACTTGGACGCTCGCCGGCACGACCCTAAGATGTCTAACGAAGAAGTGAAGTTCTTCAATGAAATTAAGACAGATACTGGATTTAAAGAACCTAAGTTATTGCCTGAAACGGTTGTTACTGAAGTGTTCGATGACATGGTCCAAGCCCACCCGTTACTTCAAGCGATCGGTTTGCAAAACCAAGGTATTAGCTTGAAGATTATCCAATCAGATGCGTCTGGTGTGATTGGCTGGGGGAATGTTTTCGGCGAAATTACGAGCCAATTAGACGCTAAGTTCAAGGAAACTAAAGCTGACCAATCCAAAGCAACCGCGTTCTTGGTATTACCAAAGGACTTAAGTGACTTCGGCCCATCATGGATTAAGCAATACGTGATCACCCAAATTACTGAAGCATTTGCGGTCGGCGCTGAAACTGCTTTCTTAACTGGTGATGGGAATCAAAAACCAATTGGCTTAAACCGTTCTGTCAAGGAAGGGGTGGCCGTGACTGGTGGTGTTTATCCGGAAAAGGAATCCGCTGGGACGTTGACGTTTGCAGATACCAAGATTGCTGCTAAAGAATTAGCTGGTATGATCAAGAATCTTTCAACTAAGGAAAATGGTAAGCCAGTTGTGGCTAAGGGCAAGACTGTCATGGTCATGGGCCCTGGGGAATCATTAGATGTAGAAGCGCAATTCATGGTTCAAAATTTGGCGGGCCAATTCGTCACTGCCTTACCATTTGGATTGACGATTATCGAATCTGAATTTGCGCCTGAAAACAAGGTGATTGCATTCGTTCAAGGTCGCTATGATGCATTCCAAGCCGGTCCATTGAAGATTCAACCATACGACCAAACGTTGGCACTTGAAGACATGGACTTATACACGGCAAAGCAGTTCTTCTATGGTAAGGCTAAGGATGACAAGGCAGCTGCGGTTTACGACTTGAAGCTTGCTACTCCTGGTACTACGACTACTGAACCAACGACCGGCGGTGACACGGGAAAATAGCGACCCCGGACACCGGGGTAACTAAGCCTACCGCGAACAGTACCGTAGCTGAGATTACGGCTTGGTTAGATGCTAACGGAATTGACCACACTGGAGCTACGTTGAAGGCCGATTTACTAGCATTAGTGGGGTGATTAAATGGCAGATGAAAAAGTGAATCCATTATTGGAACAGTTTAAACAGCGAATGAAGATTTATCACAAAGCCGAGGACGCGAATTTATCGCGAATTCTGAATGCAAGCCAGAAGCGTATCACCGATATTACTGGTATTGCCAGTAACGCCGGTGATGATGTGTATGACGAGCTAGTTTTAGAACGAGCACGATACGCTTACAATGACCAAGTCGAGTTTTTTGACGCTAATTTTTTGGACGACTTATTGTCTGCGTCCTTGACCAGCTATGAACCGGGAGATGATGAAGATGAATCGACCGAAGTTTGAGTACAATGCACCACCAATAAGAACGAATCAGCTTAATACGCCGGTTCGTTTTTTTTGTACCGTCAAAAATTTGGGGCCAGAGCCGGGGCGTGGTCAAACTGAACAAGCTTTTGAGTGTTTGGGTTTAGCTTATGATCCATCCACCAAAGACCGTGAAGTGCTTAACGTTAATGAAGCAAAGTATGGCGTGACTATCAAGATTCGCGATACTTTTGGCGAATTTGACCCGACGACTAAGGACACCGTGGTTATTGACGACCGCCGGTATCTGGATGCCACTGGTCAACCGATTGTTTGGGATGTTATCCAGGTGGCACCGGACCTAGAAAATAATGCTTTTGTCAAAATCGTGCTGGGGGTGACTAAATGACGGAAGTAACGGTTAAGTTCACAGGCGTTGATGAAGTCATCAACAAGCTGTCCCAGAAACTGAGTCCAGCAAAACTGAATCGTGCTGAAAACGATGCGCTACGAGTGGCTGGTAGGCGTGTAGCAGTCGAGTTAAAGAACGCCGTGGCTAGTTATCGTGATACAGGGCAAACAGTTCTTCAAGTGTCGGTGGGAAACCCGCACAGCCGGGGCGGTGTTCGCACAATTAAAATTGGCTGGCACGCGGGATCTCGCTGGCGATTAGTCCATCTGAATGAGCTCGGTTATACACGGTTCGGCAAAACCTATCATCCACGAGGCATGGGTAAAGTTCAAGGTGCATTTGATAGTAGCCGTGGCCCTGCCAAGGCACTTGAAGAAGCTGAATTGAGGAAACTACTATGACTGAACCCAAGGATATGCTTGCAACTATTTATACCGCGTTGTTGGCGAATGAAACAATTGCAAAACTGACATTAGCTAGTGATGGCAGTCATCGAATTAGTTATTTCGAAAGCCCAGAAACGGCTGACCACGACAATCTATTTGTTGTGATTACACCTGTCGGGCCACCGGTACCAGCGGCTGTTGGCAGTGATGATTATTTGAATGTGCAGTTCACATTTCAAGTCAATGTTGAATCTATCAGTCGACAGGCACGTAATGCTGTGGCACGTGAAATTCAAAACGAAATGCTTGCCCTGGGTTTTTCAAGATTAGCTGGTGCTCAGAACGAATTAGATGAATTCATGACTGAAACTAACCGCTTTGTTGACGTTCGTCGATACCGAGGTAACACGAAATTGTATGACACAAATTATTAAGGAGAGATGTAATTATGTTTGTAGGATATAAACGATTAAAGATTCAACCATTTGCCGAAGACGGCACGAAAAAAGGTGACCTGATTATTGTTGAAGGTCAGGCACACAAAGGGGCTACGACCACTGCTGAAATCAGTGGTTTAGCTAAAGACCCAGTGAAAGTACCGGGGTCTAATATCGATTACTACTTGTCACGTCAAGGCTTGGGTGACGCCAAGGTAGCACTCGGTATTTTAGATTTACCGGAAGTTAGTGCTGACCTATTGGCTGGGTTCCGTGTCGATGATGACAAGATCAGCTATGGTGGTGAAGATACGTTGCCACCATATTGCTCAATTGAAATGGAATCCAAAGAAGACACTGGCGAAATTGCGTTAGTTGGTTTCTTCAAGGGAACATTTACGCGGGATAAGATTAGCTTGAGCACGCTGGATTCATCTAAATCATTTACACCAGAAGCTGATGCCTGGACTTTTACGCCAATTAGTTCGATTGCCACTGCTACTAACGGCGAAGTGATGCAGAAGTTTGTGGGCGATGCCACTAAGGATGCAACGACTGTTACTAAGTTTGAAAAGCAATTGTTTGATCCAGCAGGTAGCGATACAACCCCCAGTAATGGATAATCCTGAAAAACATATTGAATAACTAACCACTAGTCGCCGATAAATCAACAATACCAATTGGGGCGGCTTTTTGTGTATGGAGGAAAAAGACTATGAGTACACCACTAAAGATGGAATTACTTATTGATGGTAAAAAGCAGACCTTCACGGAATCGTTCATTCCGGCAGGCCGTATCTTGGACGCATTGGACTTAATCGAAAACGATAACTCAGATCGTAAATTGCGTGATGTTTTTGAAGAACAAGTAGCATTTCTATCCAAAGTATTTACTAACCCGTTAGTGACAACAGAAGCAATTTGGAATGGTTTCAATGCGATTGGCTTTGAAGACCATATTTTTGAACTTATTTGTAAGGTTGCAAATGTAAACCCAAAAAAGCTACAGATGGCGACAACACCGGAATAACAATCAAAGAAGCTCGCAAAAGTGTGTTATCAGCAGTCGGCGTAATTGTTGAGAACCGAACTGGCTATACACTATCGAGTGTATTAAATGATGTTGATTTTCAATTGTTGTCGCAAATAATCGAAGCAACGACCGAACAGACTCAGCAGACTGAAAGTGGGACCCGAGTTAAACCGGGAACTGTGGGTGTAAATCCTGGTAATCAGCCTGTCATGAGTCTTTTTGACTTTGCTAGAAAATCTTAATGAAAGGAGGAATAATAAATGGCAGATGAAGTATTAGGCCGCATGGTTATCGAGTTAGGGCTGGATCACGCTGCGTTTGGTAAAGGTTTAACCGGTGCTAAACGTGAAGTTAAGTATGCAATGGCTGAGATGAAATCATCAATGGCTGTACTCGGTCAATCGGGCCGCCAGTTTGACGTCCTATCAGCTAAGTCTAAAGGCTTGTCACAAGTAATGATGAGTCAGCAGCGGGTTGTTGAAAAGCTGGGTAAAGCGTACAAGGATTCGCTGGTTGATGGTAAACCAACCGCACAAACAGCTAAGTTAGCAACTCAATTGCAGAATGCCAATGCTAAATTAGCCTCATTACAAACTCAGTACAAGAATAATGCAGCGGCAATGGCTAAAGCACGTGTTGAGCAAACTGGTTTTACCGGTGGCTTAAATAAAGTTAGCAAGGCCGCTGTAGCGACTGGTACATCGATGAAGAACATCGGCTCAACGATGACCAGCAAAGTTAGCGCCCCAATTGCGGCTGGTTTAGCGATTGCAACTAAATCCGCTATCACTTTTGATTCGCAAATCAAGTCCATGGGGCCTCTGCTGACTAACGGGGGCGCGGTTACCGCTAAGTACCGGTCACAGTTGGATCAGTTGGGTGATGCATCTAAAAAGATGTCGATGAAGTACGGTGTTTCGACTACTGAAATCAATAATGGTATGGCTGAGCTGATTCGGCGTGGTTACACGACTAACCAAGTTCTAGGCTCAATGCCGTCTATCTTAGATGCAACCATGGCTTCCGGTGAAGATATGGGTACGGTCATGAATGCCACAGCGTCAATCGTTGAGCAGTTCGGGTTAAAGACTAACTCAACGGCTGGGACTATGAAGAATACGCAACGGGTTACCGATTCGCTGACTTATGCAGCTAATGCAACTGCGGCTGGGTTCGGTGATATGTCTGATGCGATGAGCTACGTCGGGCCGGTTGCCTCTAGTTTGGGTCTCAGCGTTGAACAAACTGCAGCGGCTGTTGGTGAACTTTCAAACCAAGGTATTGAAGGCCAGAAAGCTGGTACTAACTTACGTGGTATGCTGACTAGTTTGGTTAAGCCAACGAAGCAGAATACGGAAGGCTTCAAGAGCATGGGCATCAGTTCGAAGCAATTAGCCCATGATTCACATGATTTGCCACAACTGATTGATGATATCACACACGGCACTAAGGGCTGGACTAACGCTGAACGAGGGAAGGCCTTAGCCCAAGCATTCGGACGTGAGAACCAAGCTGCTGCTAACGCATTAGTTAAGGCCGGTTCTAAGAGTCTGCGTGACTTGACTAAAGATACTGAAAACGCTGGTGGTGCGACTAAGAAAGTTGCCGAGCAAATGAGTAATACTTCGGCAAATAATGTCAAGAAACTGATTGCGTCATTACAAGTGCTAGGAATTGAAATCGGTGAGAAGTTAATTCCAAAACTAACACCATTAGTTAAGAAAGCCACGGATATGGTTCAAGGTTTTTCAAAGATGGATGATGCCACTCAGAATACAATTATTAAGTTTGCCCTATTAGCTGCTGCCGGTGGCCCGGTATTGAGTATGCTGGGGAATATTGTCGGTGGATTTGGGACATTCGGCGGCGGTATTGTTAAGGTTATTAGTGCTACCGCACAATGGCACGCGAAGAATCAAGCAGCTAAAGAATCACTCGCGATGTTAAAAGGTGCGACTGATGCCACCAGTGGTGGTTTCAAAGCATTCAAGGGCAGTGTTGATACTGTAAATGGTTCAGCATCAACGGCTAAGTCAACGTTTGGATTACTGAAAGGTGCCTTTACGACGGCCGAAGCTGGCGCCGGTGTATTGGGAACCTCATTAAGTGTGACGGGTGCGGCAGTGACCGGTGTTGGTTTGGCAGCTGTAGCCGGTGTGGCTTACTGGCAACTCTACGGTAAGGAAGCTGCAGCTAGTGCTGCACGAACACGGCAGTGGGGTTCAGATGTCGGTGAGCAAGCTGACTCTGCACTGACTAAATTTAAAGGATTTAGCACTAGCGCGGGTACGTCTTTGACTGACTTTGAAACAGCTAGTCAAACTAGCACGAAGAATGTTGCTAAAGACTTCAGTGATATGTATACGGAGATGGAGAAGGATTCCAAAGACACTATCCAGCAGATGCAGAAGGATATGAAGGGCCTACCCGACTCTGTTCAAGATGATTTAAAAGAAGATATCGCTGATCGCAAGAAGCATAATGCTACAGTATTGGCCGATGCTAAGGAAAATTACAATAACGCAGAAGCTATACTCAAGAACCACAACGGTAAGATGTCTGGCTTGAGTGATACAGAACGAACTGCATTACTCAACAGTCAACGTAAAATGAATAGCGATGAAATCAGTTTACTCAAAATCAGTGGGAATGCTAAGAAGAACGTTTTAGCTGCATTGAATGGGGATATTGGTAACATGACCCGTAAGCAACGTGATACGACCATTAATCAATTGACGTCTTCAATGCAGAAAGAAAACAAGCTTTACAATGATCAGAGCCAGCAGATCAAGTCCATGTACGATAAAGGTGAAATTTCTGCATCACAATATGGCAAGGCAATGACTGACCTGCAAGCTACCCACAAGTCAACTACAGATGGTATGGCCGCGGCAATCTATAAACTGGATAAGGCGAACGGGGCTTCGAAAGCCCAAATTACGCAGGATTTACTAAATGTTGGCTACACTTACAAGCAAGCAGCGGCGATTGTAAAGCGACAGAATGATGACATGAGTAAGAGTACATCCTTGGTGGTTGCTGAAACTGGCAACATGAGTAAGAAGTCTAAGGCGGCGGCTGATACCTGGAATAGCTTAGTATTTGATTCCAAGACTGGAAAAGTTAAGACCAATGCACAGGGCGAAGTCAATAAAGCTGCTAAATCCAAGGACAAATGGAACCAGATGAAGCTACTAGTTAAACAAGGAAAGATGAGCTCCAATGCCGCGGCCATGGTTGGGGTTGCGGCTGTTCAGACCAAACGCTGGGATGGTTTAACGCTTAAAGAGAAACAGGCGATGATTAAGTCTAAAGGTGGCGATGATCTAGCCGGGCTAATCGAAAAGGGCAAACAATGGGGTAAGTTTACCCCAGCCGAAAAGAAGGCCATCATTACTTCCAAAGGTGGACCAGAACTCTTAGGCGTCATGACTAAGGCTCAAACTTGGAATAAGTTAACGATGACTGAGAAGCGGGCAGTCTTGAAGGACAATGCGTCGCCAGCCATGAAACAAGCTTCGGTTAGTGTCAAGGACTGGAATAACTTAACGCCACAAATGAAGACGGTCATGGCTAAAGCTAAGGGTGCCGAAGACGTTGCTAAAGGCGTTAGGAATGTCAAAGACTGGAACAGCTTACCCACGTCTGAAAAGAAATTAATTGCAAACGACAAGGGCGCTACAGGAATTATTAAGAAGGTAACTGGTAATTATAAGGCTTATCAGAATTTACCAAAAAACGCTACTAAAAATTTATTTGCTAAGGATAATGCTAGCAAGAATGCTGGTAATGCTAAGGTTTCAATTGATAAGTTTGGCCGAGTTAAAGTAACTGGTAAGGTACTTAAGGCTACTGATAAGGCGTCTGGTCCTGCTAAGAACGGTAAAAAGGGACTAGATAAATTTAACTCAACCAAGATGCAGACTAAAACTGCAAAAGGTAAGGATTCGGCCTCAGGTTCAATGAACGGTGCACGTAAATCGGCAATGAAATATAACGGCGTTAATATGGCACTCAAAACTGCTCGTGGACATGACGCTGCATCTAGTCCAATTAACGGTGCTCATCGGTCACTTGATCGATACAACGGGGTAGGCATGTGCGGAAAGACTGCTCGCGGATATGATTCGGCAAGTGGGGCTATGGGACGCGCTAAAGGTTCGTTAGGTCGCTACAATGGAACCGGTATGCGAGACAAGACTGCTCGTGGTCACGATGGCGCTTCTGGTCCAATCAGTAGCGCCATCCGTACTCTAAGCCACTGGAATGCAATGGGGAACGTGACTCACTTCATTACAACTGTTTTTCGTAAAATTACTCGGCACGCAACAGGTACAACAGGTACCGATGGTAATCCAATCATTGTTAATGACGAAGAAAGTTCAGTGTACCGTGAAGCTGTCAAGTATCCCGGGCATCCAGCGTTTATTCCACACGGACGTAATGTCTATCTGAATGCACCAAAAGGAACGCAAGTTATTCCAGCGGGATTAACGGCCAAAATGTTTGGTGTCTCACAGTATGCTGCTGGTACTATTCCGGCTAATTCATCAATTATCCAAGCTTCGAAAGCAATCAACGACTCAATTGGCGGAGATAATACCACAATCAACTATAACTTGGGTGGTAGCGACAGTACACAAGCAATCGTAGCGGGTCTGGAAGCTATCTTGAATAAACTTGATGACCAACAACCAACATTTGAAGTGCATAACGATATGATTGGTGACAAGCTGCGGACTTTGATTAAACAAAAGGATTCACGGGAACACAATTTAAATCGATTCTTCCCACAAGGAGGTTAGCAAATGGATGCTTTAATTACAAACTTAAATGGAACTGAACATAAGTTGAGTGACTTCGGCTTCCAAGTGCTCAACTTCGAAGAATCGGCGCCAACAATCACCAGAACTACTAAGAGTTTTGATGGGCGCGCCGGTTCATTGGATTATGGGGGCCGGCATGTCGTTAAGAGGGTTACAATCAACGGTTTGTATTGGGTTAAAATCCTGGAACAAGTGGATGATGTGCGAGATAAAGTTAACGCAGCTTTGTCACAAACGGAACCATTCTATTTAACGCGCATTTACGGTGGCCGGAACTTGTATGACGTGCGTGAGAGTGGCAAAGACTTTGTGATGCCAGCACAAACTGTTGATAAGAAACGGTTTAAAGTGTATCGAACAGATACCAACTTGCCATCAATCATCGAGCGGACTGGTAAGGGCGTTTACTACACCTGGTCACTGGAATTTGAGACAGTCGAATTGCCATATGGTGAGAGTAAGCCACGGTCGCAAACGTTAGTTAGTGGCCAATCAATAACTTATAACGGTACAGTAGCTTGTTCACAGCTAGAACAGGCTTTTTATTTTGTCGTGACGGCTAAGGTGGCGTCTGCTGATGGGTTTACGTTGACAGTCGATGGTCAATCATTGATAGTTACTAGCCCAGTAGTTGCTGGTGACGTTTATACGTTATTGGGCATGAATAATACTCGTGGCAACCAGAACATCAATGATAAAACCAATGCGGGGTATTTTATCCTGCATCCCGGTGCAGCTAACAAGGTAGTATGTTCAATCAGTGCGGATATCCAAATCAAAAATTTGTGTGATTTATATATTTAGGAAGGTGAGGTGAAAATTATTGATTAAATTTCATGATCCGTCTGGGACTCCCCATTTCGGCCAAGCTACCATTACAAGAACTACTAGCGTTAATGGCGGACTGTCACTGACTGGTGAAGTGTTTGCCGGCGGCGACGTATTGAACGGCTTAGACTACGGCTGGTGGTTAAACTTCGATAATGAAAAGTACGTCATTACGTATAAGAAGCTGAGTGATGATACCAATACCGTTGTCTTTGATGCGGTACAACAGTTCTTTTGGGACTTTGCCAAAGTAGCATTGCACGCACAATACACGGGTAGTCATGAGTATACATTCTATCTAGGACAACTCTTTGATAAATCCGGGTATACCTACAAGAATGACGTTACCGTACCAGCATTTGAGAAAGAAAATTGGGGTTATAAAAATAAGTTAGATTTATTTAACGACATTACTGATCAGGCTGGCGTTGAATTTGAAGTGCACAATGAGACGGTTCACATTGCTAAACAGATTGGCAGTGACCTGACCAGTTTTGCCCGTAAAGGGATTAACCTTAGTGATCTCACGGAAGAAATGAAAATATCCGATTTTGCGACGTATGCTAAGGGCTATGGTGCTTTCAAAGATGCTGAAGACCAAAGTAAGGGTCGATTAGAAGTTGAGTATCGCAGTGAGTTAGCCAAACAGTTTGGCGACTTAGAAATGGACCCGATTGTCGATGAACGATACACAATTGCAGATAACTTGATTGCCGCTTTAAAAAAGCAGGTGGATGCGACCTATACCGTGTCAATGACTATGAACATCTATGACTTAGAGAACGCTGGTTATCCTAATTATGAAGCACCTAAAGTCGGGGACTGGATTCTAGCAATTGATGAAGCGTTAAATTTTAAGCGTAAAATCAGAATTATTCAACTTGAAGAACAGTTTGATGTGACTGGTAAGCGTATCGGGTATACGGCCACTTGTGGTGATTTGAGTATTGTGGATCAGTACACACATCTACAAAGTAGTTTGGATAGCAAGGTGCAACGTATTCAAGAAAGTGTTGATAATGCACTTAGCAGCGCTAACGGCAAGAGTACAAACTACTATGGTGAAAAAGAACCCACTAGCGCCAATGAAGGTGACTTATGGTTTGACCAAAGTGATAGTGATCCAGACAAGTGGTCTATCAAACAATGGGTCAACGGGCGTTGGGAGCAGATTACGTTGAACCCTGGCGAGGTAGACGCCAAAGTTGATGTAGCTAAAAAGGAAGCTGAAACCGCGGTTGAAAATGCTAAAAGTGCATCAGATAAAGCTGACCAGCTTGCGGCCAAGTACGACGATACAAATGCACTAGCTAATCAAGCACTGGGTCAAGCAGTAGGTGCTCAAAGTGACGCTAGTTCCGCCATTGCAACAGCAAACTCTACAGCTTCGGGATTTGGTAGAGTTGAAGGAAAAGCTGGCAATGCCTTATCCAGTGCTATGAATGCTCAAAGTGCCGCTAGTGACGCAGTTAAACAAGCTTCTTCTGCCGCATCTGATTCTAAAGACGCTAAGCAGATTGCTGGAGCGGTTAGTCAGAGTTATAAGACGTTAACCGACGGATCAACTATGACCATTGCTGAGTTACAGAATGGCCTAGCTGCCAAACTGACTAAGACTGATCTCAACGGATATGCCACCCAGACCTGGACTCAAAATCAGATTAAAATGACTGCTGATGGAATTAACGGAACCATGTCCAGTATCAAGAGTACTGTCGATGGTCAGACAACCAGTATCAATGACCTCAAGGCTGACTCAAGTTCTTTTAAGAGTCAGTTTACAACAGTTAACAATACTCTCGGTAAGCAGACTACTGACATTGGTACCTTGCAAGCCACGTCAAAAGAACTGACTACCGGATTCAATACGTTAACAACGGATAATACAACTAATAAGAACAACATTAGTCAACTTCAGCAGACTGCCACAGAACTGAATAGCACTTTAGAAACTGTTCAGACACAGGTGCAAAACAGTGCTGTTGGGACTAACTTAGTTACTAATTCCAAATTTTCGGGAGATAGTTTAGCGGATTGGGTAGTAGATCCAGGGATAACCACCAGTTTTGATTCTAGTGGAAATTTAGTTTTGGATGTTAAAGCTGCATCGGGTAATCGTATATATTATTCTGGAAGTCAGCTACTAATTGCCGGAATGACATATGCAATTAGTTTTTATGCTTACGTAGATAGTTCCAGTACCAACTCTAGTATAGTTATGAAGGCAGGCCCTTATGATAATCTGACTTCAATACCTGTAAGTGGAACTACTTTAACTAGATATGCAGGAATCGTCAAGCCTGTACAGGGTGGTAGTGGGACGTTAACAATAGCAATAGGAGCATTCAATTCAGGTACAGTTGGGGATATAGTGCATATCACCAGGATTAAGCTGGAAAAAGGTAGTCTAGCAACTGATTGGTGCCCTAACCCAGCCGACAATGCAACCGTCACTGCTTTATCCAGTCTTTCACAAACTGTAGACGGTATGAAAGCTGATATCTCTAAGAAAATTGAGCAGAAAGATCTTAATGGATACGCCACACAGGATTGGACTAACAATCAAATTAGCATAACTGCGAACGGTATTAACGGAACGTTATCGAGTGTTAAGGGTACTGTTGACAGTCATACAACTAGTATTAATACCTTGCAAACTGATTCGAATGGATTTAAATCTCAGTTTACGACAGTCAATGATACTATTGGCAAGCATACTACTGACATTGGTGCGCTCCAAGCAAGCAGTAAGTCTTTGAGTGCTAGTTTTGATTCACTAAATTCTGACAATGACACTAATAAGCATAATATTAGTCAATTGCAAGCGAGTGCTACCGCATTCAATAGCACTTTGTTGACTGTTCAGCAACAGGTGATAGATAGTGCTGTGGGAACTAACCTGTTATTGAAAACCTATAACCCATTCATTATGACGGGTAATGGTGGGGTTAACCAGGCGACACTAATGTACGCACTAAGCAGAAGACTCGAAAAAGGAACGACAGTAACTCTAAGTTTTGATGCCATTTCTACGGCTTCTGCGAACTTTACAATTCAAAATAGTGCTAGCGGAGACGGTGGGACTTGGATGGGCTACCTTAATAATGCGGCCGTTGGTACCACAAAGAAGCATTATGTAGCAACAATCAAGTTAGATGGCTATTCACAGCAAGGTGCTTATCTCCGCTTAGATAATGTGCCTTCGACAGCTACTATTACATTCTCCAATATGAAATTAGAGCTAGGTTCAAATGCTACGGACTATTCCACTAACCCGTTAGATAATGCAACAGTCACAGCAGTTTCTAGCATCTCTCAAACTGTGGACGCCATTCAAACAACAGTACGTGGAAAGGTTGATAACGACACTTATCAGTCAAAGATGACTCAATTGGATAACCAGATAACTTCTGTTGTAGGGCAAGTTAATACTCTTGGCCAGCGGAATTTGGTTGCTAATTCACGATTCCAATACGACAAATTTGATGGGTCAACATGGACATCAGATAAAGCAGATAACTGGTACTCGTCAGACATGACCTGGTCCTGGTGGAATGGATACCAAGGGATATGCTGTAATATTCCAATATCCAATCCGGTTAACACCAATCAATGGAATTCTATAGTTTCAAAGAAGATCTATGTTCCAGATCCTGCTTCTGTGTATTCTGCCAGTGCGATATTCAATGTCGATAAAGTTGGTGGTCGTACTCAGTTGGTTTTAGATTGGTATGACAAATCGATGAAACGCATTGGGTATGCTACTAAAGGTGTAACCGTCTTCCATACCCAAACATTGGTTAAGATAGAGAACCAAACTCCACCGGAAGGAACTGCTTATGTTGCTCTGCATGTTGATGTTAATGGTGGTGGTCACTTAGCTGTGATGGCGCCTATGCTTGTTAATGCAGCTAGTGTTGGTTCGTATGTTCCTGATAATGCGAGTTGGACTGAAGTTCAACAAACGGCTTCAGACATCAATCTTAAGGTTTCCAAAGATGGCGTTATCAATGCAATTAACATCTCGAAGGAAGGAACATCAATATACGGTAACAAACTGCATATTACGGCTGCTACCTATATTGATAATGCGGTCATTAAGGATGCCATGATTGCCAACTTAAATGCTGACAAGTTAACGGCTGGGTCAATTAATGCGGCTAAAATCAATGTGTATAACATTAATGGCGCAAATATTGTTGCTAATTCGATCACTGCTGATAAAATTCAAGCAGGGTCTATGCTGCTCGCAATGAACTCAACTTTGCAGACACTTAAGATAGGTACCGATGGATTGTACACCACTAATACCAGTGGGGCATTTATTGGTAAGATTCATGCTAATAATCTAATTGAACATCCCAACGATTGGGGTCTGCACTTTGACCTTGCAGCTGGTGCACAGTACATGGCATGGGGCGCCCAAAATTCAAATGATCCAAATGGTGGGTACGTCGTCAAGTTTGGCTGGACTCGGAATAGTTCGGCTGGCGACTTTACTTTGCCTTGGGGTGGATTCTGGTTTAACGATAATGTCATGTTGCATAAAAACTTAAGTTTCGATGGCGGTGGTATCGACGTTAAGGATGCATACCAATTGATGAAGTTTGCATGGATTGAGATGAATGGAACTAAATACCCATTCTTTGGCTCAAGTAATTTAAAGGCCGGATGGTTATTCGGAAGCTATGAAACCTATTTGGTTAGAAACGGTGGCATTATTAACGCTTCAAAGATACTTGGTATATTAAACGGCCAACATTATAAGTTTATCAAAGATCTTAACTCTAACGGAACTGTCAAAGGTTACGTTGACGTTAATTTCTAAAAAAATAAGAAGGAGTAACATATTATGAATACAACTATTAGTTTTAAGAATCGTGAACTCGCAGGTATTGCAAACACCTTAGGTCAATTCAAACTTAAAGGGAAAGCGAGCTTAGGTCGCAGTACGCTTATTCGTAAGCTAGCCTCTAAACAGGAAGAGTACGTCTCAGATCGGGTATTGATCCAGCAAAAGTATTTCGAAGCCGATAAGGATGGAAATCTGAAGACGCAAGATGACGGTAGTGAAAAACTGATCCCAAAATCCGAATTGTCAGATAAAACGGATTCCTCAAAGCTTTCAAAAGATTCTGAGTCCAATCTGAATTCCGAGATGGGCGAGCTATCAGACGACTTTGCGAACATCGATTTTAGTGAATATTCGGCTCGTTTCAAGGCTCTCAAGTTGTCACTGGATGACTACCCTTACGAGTTAGAAAAAGAAGATGCAATCGTATACGAACGAGTTTACGACCAACTAGAAAAGGCATTTAGCAAAGGAGAAAAATAATATGGACTTAATTAATCGTAGTATCCAATATACTTTATCACCTGCAACTGGTAACACGGATAGCGTCGCTGTTGGGATTTACGGAAAATCTGATAACCTTGAAATTAATGCTAACTTAACAATTGTCTCAGATGATTTAGCTGAAGGAACCACATTTGACGACCTTTCCAAGAAACAACTGTTTGCGTTAGCCACTAAGAAGTTGCCTGCATTATTGCCGAGTTTGGCGTACACTAACTATCAATTCTTTGTTCAGAATGATACGCCGGTTCGATTAACCGCGTACTCAGACTTAAGCAATAATGGCAGTTATATTTCATTAAGCTCAACTCTCGACCAGTCTGACTTCACAAATAAAGCTATCGAATCTGTCGGTTACGAAGATGTAAAATCTGCAGTCAAAACTATTCTTAGTCAAGAATTCCCGACATCATGAATGGAAGTGTGATGTGATGTTTGAACATTTAGCCAAAAATAGATTTTGGTTTTGGAAAGCGATGGAAACATATGGCTTAGGAATTTACTTTATTATTAAGCACAACACATTTGCATTTGAGCCACCACAGCCAACGCTGCTTGATGTGCTTGATGATCCACCTATGATTTTTATGCTGGCGGTGGTTGGAACGCTTGCTCTGGTGTATTCTTTGTGGAACTTGCGTACACATTATTACAAGCCATTAATGACTGGATTACTTACGTTTGTCTGGTTATTTTTCATGATAGCGTTTGGTGTTCATGATTTTGAAATGCAACGTTATGTAAGTTTTGAAAGTATGTATGCCATGTTTGTTTTAGGATCAACCATTTTTGAAATTGTAATTGGGGATGATTAGGGGTGAGCGATGCTGTTATCGTGGCCTTAATTACCACAGCGGGTTCAATTTTCGTTGCGGTCTTAACGATGTGGAACAGTAACAAGGCCGCTAACAGCGATACTGAAACCAAGTTAAAAAAGGAAAATGAGGCTTTAAAAAGGGAAAATAATGAGAAGCAAGAAATAATTGACTATTATAGAAAGCGTGATAAATAATGATGGAATTAATCCAATTTATTAACGGTACCACGATTGCGGCAATCGCCGTAGTAACATATTTAGTTGTTTGGGCGATTAAACAAACTCAATTCAGCAACAAATATTTACCAATTATTGCCCTTGGCGTTGGTGCAGTGATTGGTATTTTTATTGGCATTGCCAATGGTGATATCAAATGGGTAGCTGGTTTGGTTGATGGTGTGATTGCAGGTGCCGTCAGCGTCGGTGGTAATGAGCTAGCTAAATCGATTGGGACAATATTTAATGGAGGTGCAAAATAATGAGCTTAAATGGATTTGATGTGGCCAGTTATCAGGCTGGTATGAATGTAGGCGAAATTGCAGGCGACTTTGCGTTGGTGAAAGCAACAGAGGGTATTGATTATACTAATCCAGAATTTAATGGACACGCAAAGCAGACTTTGTCAGCAGGCAAGAAGCTAGGCGTGTACCACTTTATTCGAGACGACTCGGATATTAAGCAGCAGGCTGATTACTTCTTAACGGTTGTTAAGTCATATATTGGTAAAGCAATGCTGGTTCTTGATTTTGAAAACACGACAGGTTCAACCATTCAGAGCCAAGCAGGTGTCGGCTTAGCTAAGCAATGGCTGGATTACGTGTATCAACAAACTGGTGTCCGATCAGTGCTTTATACGGGGATTAGTTGTGAGAACTCATTAGATTGGTCATCCGTAGTCAAGGCCAACTATGGGTTATGGATTGCTCAGTATAACAACTACAACGTCGTGAATGGCTATCAACCACGAGATTTATATGGTAGTTTGAAGCATTGGAATACCGCGGTAATGTTCCAATATACAAGCACTGGACGGTTACCGGGCTGGAATGGCAACCTTGACTTTGATGTGTTTTACGGTGACGAAGCTGCCTGGGATAAGTACGCTAAGGCTACTAAAATGGTCATAAACAAATCAATTGTTCAAAAGACAATAACCAAGGATGGCGTATGGACAATAACCAATGAGGTTGGGACGTTTAGACCAAACCAAAAACTCAGTATTTTCAAATATCCTGGCCTAGAATTAACTGGTAAGTATTACGATAAAGGTGAATCTGTTAAGTATTTTGGTTATGTAAGTAATCCGCAGGCTGGTTACGTCTATATCGCTTATCGATACAACAGCAAGCTAATTTATTATGTTGCTTGTCGAGAAATTGCCACCGGTCGGGCACTGGGCACATTCGAATAAACACTAGATTCCCGCACTGGTCTTTGTTGACTGGTATGGGAATTTTTGTGTTTTGAATCTAATTGTTTTAAGCTATGTAAACTTGGCCCCTCACAAGAGCGATACTAAAAGCGATACTAAGAAAACTAAATGTTGCTTAAATGCTGTGGTACCAATGGTTTTGCTAGCTTTGCTATGAAATCTTCTTGGCCGCATTTTATATACAGAATAGCCGATATTGATACGAGAAATCGTTGATATATCGGCTTTTTTATTGATTCTCTGTCAACTTTTCCGTGTGACCTGGGCGCGCCTCGGAAAAGTAGCGCTTGAAACTCTAGGCGGAGCTACAGATTTAAACGCTATTTATCAACTACTCGATGGTTGTCGTAAGGCTAACAATAATCGTAATTGGCAAGCTAAGATTCGCCAGACTTTGCAACAATCAGATTATTTTGATCATGTAACCCGCGGCGTTTATCAATTAGCAGCATAGTCAAAAAGGCATCCGCTGGTACTGCGGTGACCCAAGCTGGTAAAGGAATTGAATGGAACTCTGCTACCAAAGTAACTTCATACGCTATCTCGTAGGTTTTACCATTTGTTGATTCATGTTCAAACAT